GCATTTCATTGATGAACTGCCCAAGTCCGAATTCACGTCCTTCATATGGAGGAAGTGCTGGTGGAACTTCTTCCCCTACCACGTCAGCAAAATCATCCACGTAGGAAGTTCCGCCTCCTAGTATGACTCTAGGATCTGCTTTAGGTGTTCCGTCCGGATTGTGCGTATCATAAAATTGATCCACCCAGTTCCAATAATCCATGTCTACGATATTAGGGAAAGGGCTTGGTGCAACATCTAAATCAGATGCTGTAATGTCATACCCGACGTCTCTTCTCCTTGTTGGATCTCCTGTAACGTCAACAGCGCCCAATGGAGGTTGACCTGCTTCCCTTGAGATTGGGTATTTATCAGGGTGCCTGTCTATTGGCCCCGGAGATTCAATCACTTCCTCCGGTTCGTACCAGTCCGCTATTGCCGTGTCAGTTATGTCATATTCGTCGGGATGCACGTCCGAAGGATAAAATCCAAACGTCTTCGCCACGTATTCCTCCTTTTCTTCATCACTGTCCCCCCTAAGGGCGTCAGTGATTCCTTCTCCGAGATATGAACCAAAATCCTTAACTCTGTCTCTTGTCTTTCCTCCTATTTCCCTTAGCAGCGAACCCCACAGTCCGCCTTTTTCCGCGACGTCCATGAATCCGCCTGTGAGCGGATACATCTTGTTGTACGCCGGCTTGTTTCCCTGCCTCAAGGCACGGCTCATGTTCACGAATGCGTCTTGGGCTCCTCCCGGAGTCGTCGCTCCGGAAACCTGCATTCCCATAGGTGTGTATTTCTGGTTCCTGTTCCAGTCCCGTCTGAGACCCTTCAATTGATTAATGTCAGACTGCGTGCCTTGGTAGCCTGGACGAGTCATCCGATCCGCCAATGACGTCATCGTATGGTATACTTGCCCAGGTCTACTGCTCGCAGCTTTTTGAGCCTGCAGGTCACGCTCTTGTTTCGAAGCGTGTCTTCGAGCTCTGTCGCGATCTATTTTAAATTGTGATCTTCCAGGCATTATCCACCTATAATTATTACTTTAAGCACAACCAGAACGATGACTACTAAAATTCCGGCCTTAATCCAGTCCTTCAATTTCCAGTCACTCCATTCCTTCAGATGCGCCCAAAGATCTTTAAATAAATTCATGTCTACCTCCTTGTTAACATTGTTTATCTTTCATACCGCCACTCACTCGACCTCCATGGTGATATTTCTTCAGTTTCACTGTTCCGCCTTTTTTCTTCTTCACCGTTCCACCTGCTTTATACTTTTTCTTCATTCCACCCTTCTTGTATCCGGCCATGTTGACCTTCTGGCCTGTGGCACGCGCACGCTTCTGCGCTTGAGCCACTCCAGCTGAAGTGTATGGAAATTTCTCTTTACCTACCTGTGGCATTTGCAATTCCTCCTCTTCGTTTTTTGATTACTCCGCCTTTTTTCTTGGGCTTACTCCCGTATTTTTCCGTCCATCTCTTGGCTATCGCCGGCTCCTTCGACCACATGTATTTTCTCTGCTTTTCTGACTTGAACGGCATCAGTGCAGCGTCGGCTTTTCACCATCACGGCGAAAAACTTCTATGATATCTTCCTGTATGTTAAAGCTGTGCGCAACGGTCTCGAACATCCGTGCAGTATCATACGGACCCAACGCTTCAACGTACATGTTGCGGGTCACTGCTAACAGCGCACCGCAGACTTGCAAATAATCTTCATGGGTTTTTATTTCGTCCTTCGCTACTTCTTCAATCTTTTGCATCACCGTGCTGAGCTTTTCAAGTTGTTTTTTTATTTTGTCCGTTTGCTTTTGATCTTGCATTTTCCCTTGCTATCCTTTCAGCCGATTGGTTTTTTCTTTCAGCAACTTCATTTTTCATGGCCTCTCTCGTAGCCGCCATGTTCTCTTTCAGGAGCGCCATAGCCTCCGCGGAATCTTCCTTATTAACATCTGCTGACGCTTTCATCAAGTCAATACTTGTCTCCGCTTCCAGCTTGTCTCTTTCAAGGTCAAGTTTTTCAGCGTCAACCATCATGTCCTTCTGCAATTTCATTTGTGTTTCCATCGCCTTAAGGTCAATTTCTTGCTGTTTAAGCTTGATAAGCGGATCTTGAGCTTCTCGCTTCATTCTAGCCTCTTCATCCTGTGCCAGTTGTTGAGTCATTTGCGCTTCAATCTGAGCCTGTTCAGCTGCTTGCTGGTTGATCAGTTGTTCCTGCTGCTGCTGCAATTGTTGCATTTGCTGTGGATTCTGCTGTGCCTGCTGCATTTGCTGCTGCAACTGCTGGAATTGTTGTTTGTATTTTTTCTGCACCTGTTGTCCTGCAATCAATGAGATATGCTCCGATACGTGCGCCTGCAGCATCGCGTACAACTGCGGGTTGATCTGAACCATTCTCGTGAACATGAACTCGGCGTGCGCCTGCATGTGCGCCATGTGGTCCTGCATTGGAAATGACTTCGGCTGTTGTCCGCGCATCGCGCCTGCATTCTCCATCGCCGGACTCATAGGTTCCGGCATCTCCGGATCAGGCTTCAATATCGCCTCCACGTTATCCACGCCCATCGCGTCGTACATTCTTCTGTACGCTTCACGCAAATTGTGAAGTTGCGGTGCGGCACTCGCCAATTGCAGTTGCTGTTGCGCCAACGTGACACGCTGCGCCATTGAGAATATGTTCGGATCGGATACTGGAATGACATCAACACGGTCATCAAAATCAGATTGTTTAATTTGTTGATTTCCACCGACAACCATGTAAGGATATTGCGGTGGAAGATAAATCTGGAATACTTTTGCCAATAACTTGAATTCAATTTTCTGTGCATAATGCAATCTCTTATGGATTGCGCTCATGACTTTAGTTCCACGCTCTAAAAGAGCAAGTGTTGTTCCTACAGGATTCTGCTCGTTTCCTTCCCCCATCTTCATGTCCGCGATCGCAGCGAATGATTTTCCCGCGTCAACGGCAAAACCCAGCAATGCAAACAGAACTTGTGAAGGTTCCTTGTATGGAAGTGGCAACAATGATTCCTTGATTGAAACTCCTGTGACGTCCACGTCACGAAATTCCCCTGGCTGCAAGGGCTCGTCATGGTCGCGTATTCTCATTCCACGCGCCTTGAAACCTGCTGGAAGATTGGCAAGGGTGCCTGCGTCAATTAACTGCCGCAAAACACTTGTCGCAGTTCTTGACAATCCACCCAGCATGTGTATCAGACCGAACCCGTAAAAGCCCAGTCCTGGGAGGAACTTGTAGTGTACAAAATAGTGGTTCTTCGCGAAATTT